ACGCCAAGTGCAGTGATTGCGCCAGTACCACTACCGAGCAGAATCCCGCCATCCGTGAGCGTCGAGACACCCGTGCCCCCATGTGCGACACCAATATCCGTGCCCTCCCATGTCCCAGTGGCGATGGTTCCGAGCGTCGTAATTGAGGTCTGGCCCACGTAGGAGCTAGACAACGACAACGTAATACTTGCCGCGCCATTAGTGACGTCAATCTGGTTCGAGGTGCCACTGATTGTGGCTAACTGGGGGTCGCCCGATCCGTCGCCAATCGGAATCTGACCGTTCGCGGCCACACCCAAGGCGGTCAGGGCTCCCGTGCCACTCCCAAGGAGCAAGCCCCCATCGGTCAGGGACGTGGCCCCGGTGCCACCCTGCGCCACAGAGAGGGTGCCAGTTGCATTCGCGGCAGCAAGATAATAGCTTCCCTGCTGTCCATCAAGGATGTCCGCATTCAGATTCGTAACCAGTGTCGTTGAAGCTATCGTGAGCGGGGCGGTGCCTGTCGCAACATCCGACTCAAAGGTATTCGACCGGATCTCGTATCCACCTGCGTCCCAGTTGCCTGTCAGTGCAACGGTGCCGTCTCTCTTGAGAAACTCTGCACCTTCAACACCGTCGAGCTTGTCCGCATCGAGGTTATCGACCTTTGTCGCACCCGAGGCCACCGCAAACGGCGGAGACGAGCCTCGGTTATAGGTATGCAGCCCGGTAATGGTATACGGTCTCTCTTCCGTCAGGAGGGTATTCCCTGACAGATCGGAGTCGGTATTGGTGACTTGAATATCAGCCATTTATGCCTCGATGTAGACCAACACCCCATCCACTGACTGGGCTCCTCCCAGTTCCAGATTGAGGAGTGTCGCGGCGCTGGTCTCGAACCAGCCCACCGGGTTAAACGGCAACGTCACGGTCTGCCCCTGCGTCGGCTGCATCTGTCCGGTCAACGCGGTGCCCGATGCTCCATCCTCGAATCGAATCGTGACCGCTGTGCCCGTCATGGTCATCACTAAGGCCAGGACGCGAATCTTCTTCCCGGTCACAGCAGCAACCACGGTGTTGTTCCCACTAGAGGCGGCATCAATCACGGCCCGCTTGACGAGCTGCACGTCGCGAAAATCTTGGAAATCTGCTTGGCTACTCATCTCGCCTCCTAGACGCTGTGGTAATACCGATAGTCATAGCCCGGAGCACGATCACGATTAAATCGCCCGGCCCATTGGAGAAAGGGGGCAAAGGTCTTTTGCCCAAATGCGGTCAACGACTGCACCTCATCATCGGTGCCAATCTTGAGTAGCTCGACCGCATATTGCGCCAACGGCAACATCGCGATGTCCGGGAAGCCAAACGTCCCAGAGGCCGTAATGTCCGACTTCGCAATTAACCCGTAATAGCGCACCGTATGCACAGCATCGGGCACCGGATCCCAGAGAATGACACTGCCATTCGTCCAGTATCGCTGGGGTTTGCCTGTCGTGCTGACATCGAACTGGAGACTGGGATAGGTGACCGGTGGCCCATACTGGTCGCCCGTATACCCGACAAACTCCAGATCCCATCCAGGCCGACTAGTCTCAGGATTGATGTATTGCAGCCGATCAAGGCGCAAAAGCCCCGAGGGAAAGGTCGTGGACTCAGTATCGGCAGTTGTGGTGACCGTCGAAAACGTCGAGCCGTAGTTATTCGGCTGAAGGGCGAGGAGAGATTCGAGATAATCCTGCGCGGCATTCGCCGCAATGAGCCCCTTGGTCACCCCCGACTCCGACGCTTGGAGTTGGAGGCTCGCATCGAGACCTTCCATCAGGTCAAGAATCGTCTGGCCTGTCGCCATAGCAGTTAGTCTCCGGCATGATGCTGGACGAATTTACTGCCATTGGACGGTCCCCGCATACTCACTTGAATCTTGGTGTGGTCCCACCGTTCAGACCCGACATCGTCCAGAAGCTGCTCACGGTCGTCGTCGCGGTCATCCCGCTCCCGTTGCGCTTCCTGTTCGACACGCGCCCAATACTCGCGCCCACTTCCCCACTTGAAGCCACTCTGCTCGTGAATGGCCGCAAAGGTGCGGGCGTCCAAGGGGACATAGGCCCCCTCGGAGTTTTCGACCACAAACAACAGGAGCCACCCCGGACACAGGTGATGCTGAATCCGCGGGCGTTTGTACCACACCAACCACCGCTCCCGTGTCGGGTGCCACGTCACATCCAAATCTGGGTGCATCTGACGCAGTTCCGTACGGAACCCATTTGGCGCAAAGCGCACGCCAAACCGATTGGGATGCCAGAACTTCAGTTCTGACTCAATCGCGGGGGTCAGGGGAGAACTCATCGGCCAAAGACCTTCAGTCCGAACTCCTGGACACGCGGATTCTTACTGCTCTTGCAATGCCGAGCCATCCGCGCACGCGCCAGGTTATATGCCTTGCGCGAATCTGGATTCCAGTTCGTTGAGAACCCGTCTATGGGGCAGGACATCACCCCTTTTTCGGCATCCTCAATACATGCGTCAGGAATGGGTTCCTCCGCCGCAGCTTGCCACGGGGCCGCCAACGCTTCCACGGCCACCTCGACCAATGGCACCGCAAACGGCTTCCGTTTCCCGCCCTCTACGAAATACGTCGAGACCTGACCAGCATCAGACCCGATGCCTCCGCGATGCGGCTTGCCCTTCCCATCCCACGCAAACATGGAGGGAAAGGTAGGGGCTCCCTGCGAGGTAAACTCCGTCCATTTTTCTCGTTCAATCAGATACCGACTGATCGCTTCGGAAACCTTTTCAATCCCAACCCAGTGTGTCCCCCGGTGCTCTTTGAGCTGCGCGAGTTCATAGACACGTCCCAACGCGGTCTCGACCGCATGGCGCGTGACTCCCGTTGGCAGTGGATTCTGGAGCACCGCAAGTGGCGACTCTCCCAGATGCTTGAGGAAGAATGCGTTCTCTGCAAGAGAATACTTGGCCGGGTCAAAGGTTTCCATACGACTCCTTAGTAGTCAGTATTGGTCCTCACAGGTTTCAGCACGACACAAATCACGCCTTGATAGGCCGTGACCGTGCCCGTGAAGTTAATCGAAAGCTGTGAGTCCTTGTTGATGAAACGATTCAAGACCGTCGTCGTCAACGTGGAGGTCACGGGCGTATTCGCCGTGCTATCCAGCGCCAATGCAGACGACAAGACCGTGGTCCCACTAGCTGGAGCCGTGCCGGACGTGGCAATGACCACATCAGCCGTGGTGCTGCTGGCCCCTGCCGTATCATGCGTTTCGCGCACCTCCATGACCTCATAGTCCTGGTCGGCGACGAAAATCGGCGTATCTGCCGCTTCCCCTGCCGTAAAGTGCGCCTGCAACCGGACGGGTGCAAGCCGAGCAATCGCTTTGAGTCCCATAATGTGCTCCTGGCGAAGTGACAGGAGGGGACCGAAGCCCCCTCCCCACCTACTCAGTGTTTACGATTCGGCGACGTCTTCGATCTTCGCGCCCGCAGCGGGGTTGTCACTGAGCAGATCGCCCTGCCAGTACCACGCCACCTCAAACGTCGAATTCGACGTCTGGCGGAAGAACGGCGTATTGTCGAAGATTTCTGACACAGGACGCGGTGTCGCGTTCTCACCATGCCCAATGTAGAAATGCTTCGTATCGAGACCAATAATCGTATTGGCCGCGAAGTAGGGGTCCACATGCCACGGGTTGCCCGAGAAGCGGTAGATGGTGCGTCCATCGCCACCATCTTTGCCCTTCTGCTGGGCTCCCCCGTCACGTCCCACACCCACATTCCCGTCAAACGGCTTCGGTGACCCCATCGCGAAGTAGGTGTCTTCACGGAGGAGGTCATGATACCGACGCACAATGGCGAGGTTGGAGATGTAAGAGTTCAACGACGCGCCGCCCTTCTCCCGGACGGAGTCTTCGAGCTGCATCATGAGGTCTTCGGTCAGCGCCCGGTTCGTGCCGCTATTGCTAAGCACGACCGACTGCCAGAACTCATTACCCGCAGTGCTGCGGTTGATGCCGCCAAAATTCCCCTTCGGAGAGGGTGGATTGCCGTTGTCGATGATCCCAAGCAGCCCATTCGTGTGATACGAATAGCTCGTCGCTACTGTGTCCTCAGTGACCAGATAGTCTCCCGCTGCCGTTCCGCTTGGCGCTCCACTCAGCGTAACCGTCCGATTGGGCGCGTCAATTGCGGTAACCGTCAACGAGTTTCCATGCTTGGTGTTATTGTCCCCGCTATCCATGACATCGACCACCATTCCGATGTCCACACTCGGAAGTGCGTTCACCGTAATCGTCGCCTGGTCATCGGCTGCCGGGAGGACGCCCAATTTACCCAGTCCATCAGAGAGCAAATCGGCGTTGATGAGCTTGAGCACCCGTCGCCGGAAGCCCGCCTCCATCATCTTGAGGGCCGTCTGAAAGGCAAACTTAGAATTCCGGGCATCTTGGAGCAATTTCCAAGACATGTTGTACAACCCGGCGAATTCTTGAATCGAGAATGCCGCCTCAGTCGTATCGGGGTCCAGATTCGACGGCAACGCACCGCCTTCGGCCAAGCCTTTCCATGCGCCAGGATTCTGCACCATGATGGGCATGATGAACTGGCCTCGCCCACCAACGGGCTTCGCCATCTTCTGGAACATGTTCCAGCACACGACCTCCTGATTGACCAGATACAAGACCTGATCGACCCCGTACGTGTACTTTAGTGCTTCAATGACATCAGTGGTACTCGCCATAATTCCCCTGCCATCAGATCAGGAGACTGGCGCTATACGTCAGATCCGGGATTCAGCATGGGCCAGAGTTCATTCGTACGTTGCTCTGGCGTCTTGTAGCCGCCGGTTTTCCCGCTTGCCAAGGACGCTTCACCGCCCCGTCCAGGGAGCACTGATTGACGTGCCTTTGCTGCGGTTTTCCGGTCCTGCTCACGACTCAGCTTCTTGATGCTCTCCCATCGCTTCGCAAACATGTCAGGAAATGCCTTGTCGAGGTCGTCCCCTTCATGCGAGAAGTAAATATCCCGCATGAGATCGTTCACGATTTCCTCGTCTGGCAATCCATGCTGCTCACGCAACTGGACGAAACGTGCATCGAGGTCTTTCTCGGCCTGTTTGCCCTGTGATTGACCGACTTGATCTCGCAGGGTTTTGTAATCCTGGTAGATTGTCGCCAATGCACGGTCCCGCTGTTGGAGTTGGGAACGTAACGGTTGGATTCCCTCCCCGACTAGCCGCTCCACCAACTGCGCCGCTGTATTGCCGTCCAGATACGGCATCTTCCGTAACTGATCGACCATCGAGGGCTGTTGCTGTTGCGGTTGCTGGGGTTGCTGCGGCTGTGCCTGTTGAGCACGCTGCTGCTGCGCGTAGCCATGTTGCTGCAATTGCTGGGCGTATTGCTGCAACTGTTGCTGTTGTTGTGCGCGTTGAGAATCCCAGTTCTTACGCTCTTCAGCTAGGGCCTGGGTCTTTTTCGTATATTCGGCCTGAACCTCCGCCGGCCATGATGAATTCCCACTGTCTGCGCCGTCTCCGGTGTCAACGGTGGATTCG